CCACCTCTGGTAATCCAGAAAAAAGTTTCGCTAAACGTGCAAAATTTATTTCTAAAAGAATAAATGTTTTTTGCTAGGTACCCTGGTTTAAACAGGTTTGACATATAAAAAAGACCGTCTAAATTATTTAGAATTGGTGTGGCTGTTAAACCCCAAGCACCTATGAACAGCTTCATCATAACCTCGACAACCTTATATTGCTTAGTCTCAGGATCTTGTAAGGCGTGAGCCTCGTCAGCTATTAACCATAAATTAGGGTGTTCTCTCTTTAGTTCTTTGACAGCTTCTATATAATCATTAGTGTTTCTTGGGTTGTCTTTAGTCATAATACCAGAAGTTATGGAAGAGTAATTAAATATATGAAACCTCGCATTATTCATGATTCTTCTTTTTTTAGCTGTATAAAAACTCACGGGGAGCCCTAAAATATTTGTAATAGTATCTCTGAAAGCCTTTTCAGCACTACTGGGTATTAAAAGGATAAAGTGTATATCTTCAGCTTTCCTACGAACAGCTTTGTGTATAGCTGCTGTAATTGTAGTTATAGTTTTACCGAAACCTGTTTGAGCACAATTAAAATAGAAGTCATTATTTAGTAAGGCCTCTACGATTTCATTTTGGTCCTCACTTAACTTTATACCTTTTTTGTTTTTTAATGTGTAATCAGTCACTAGATCCCCCCAAGTGCCTTTTCTTAGATATCAATAAGATCAGTAGAATCGGGTGCAGAACTAGATATAGGAATGTTATGTTAGTGCTATAACTTTTAGGTCTATCATAGAATGTTATGAATAAGTCTCCTTTTCTAAAAGTCTCTGATATAGTTGCTTTGTCAGAGTTGAAGTCTATGCACACTGAATAGTCCCATCCCTTTCGGATCAGCTTACCGTCTATCACTGCATTGCTATCTATATTCTTCATTAGTAATCACCGAAGGACATATTAGAGATTAGATATATGATTCTATCGTAGAAGTTAATCCTTTGTTTAGCTGTAGAAGAAACAACATCGAGATGTTTGATTTTTTCATTAATGATACCCTCAATAGCATCAACCTCTCTCGTAGTCACACGATCTGTATTCTCTGCCTTAAATTTTAAGAAGAAGTTCTTTATTCCGTAAAAGTTAGCCTTAAAATTTGAGACTTTTTCAAAATAGTACTGGTCTTCTCTATAGTGTTCTACTAGTGTCTCCTTGGTTTGCAACTCGGAATAAGCTGGTAGCTCACTTAATTTGTATTCTTTTAAAAATTTAGTTGTTTCTTCTGTGTACTTATCTAGAACTTTTTTTGCTTGTTCTAAAGTAACCGACATCTCTATACCTCCTCTAAAGGTTCATATCTTGGGGTTAATTCTAAAGTTTCAAGATCTTGGTCAAACTTCCAAGTTAAGCCCATAGAATTCCCTATTTCTAAATCAGTGATGATGGGTACTGGATACCCTGGGATTTTGTGTTCCATTTCCTTGCCTATTTTATAACAAGCTTCATTTAGAATACTCTTTGAAACACTGAAGTTTATCTCATCATGGATGGTAGACAGAAAATAAATCAGTCCTTTGTCCCTATACATAGGAGCATCTATAATATTTTTATATACCTTAATTAAGGCTATTTTAATTATGTCTGCACCTAGAGATTGAATTGGATGATTATAAGCACGTCTGGCCCCTGCACGAGATATGTTACCCCATGGGTTAATGTAGCTCTTTAAACGCCGTTTTCTTCCGTATAGATTGGAAATATCATGATTCTTAGAAGCGAGCAATTCACACTTATCTAAAAACTTTTTGATATTTGGCATACGTTTAAAATAGGTTTCCATATAGGACTCAGCTTCTTTTACAGAAATACCTAGAGTATCCGCCAAGCTCATGGCTGTTTTTCCATAAATCAAACCAAAGTTAATTGCTTTAGCCTGTTTACGTTTATCACTATTATAGTTTTCTTCTCCCCATAGCAAAACTGCAGTTGCTTTATGTGGGTCTCCACCGCTAAGAAATGTGTTGATTAAAGTTTCATCTTGAGATAGATTAGCTAAAATTCTAAGTTCTTGTCCTGAGAAGTCTCGAGAGACCCAATAGTGCCCTTCTGACGGTAGAAACACCCTCCTAAAGTTTAACTTTGGGTCCTGTCCTTCAGAAATACCTATAGAGTCTTCTCTTCTATCTAAAGTAAATTCCCAGCCACAAACAGTGAATTCTGGTATTGAACTTGAATCTGCCTTGCGGACAAACCAATCTCTAGATTTAGGTTTAGGTGCACTTTGTATATTCATATCTATAAAATAAGATTTTTCATATTTTTTTGCTTTTGCCATAAAATCTCCCCTACTATATTATAATAAGTTAATACAGAAAAATGCATTAACTTTTGTATAAACTTAAACTCCCTTGGTAATACTCTCTAAGTAAATTTAATTTTTCCTGGAAGTCTTTCTTGCCTAACTGCCTACCACCTTGGCGCTCATATTCCATAAATAAGTCTATAATCTCTCCAGTGTCCTTCATACTCCCATACTGCTCTACTATACCGAGGTTCACGCCCAAGTCACTAAATCTTTTTCGCATTCGTTCTATTTGACTATGTCCCTCTTTATCACCATCTGGGATGATTACTATTTTATCAGTAAGCATGGCATAAAAGGGGTAACTAGACTTAGCTATGGCGTTACTCATCATAGCTATGATTGGGGTCTTTGGTAGTAACAATTTTAAAGCGCCCAAGTCTGCAATGCCCTCAACAAAAACAATCAAGTCCCCATACCTGAATTCTTCAGGAAATCCCCCTATACCAAAAGGTAACTTAAGTGTGTCAAAAGTCAACATCTTTTTAGTACTGTCTAGAGGCTTAACAACAAGACTAGTAATCTTTTTATTTACAATATTTGGGATGACTAATATGTCCCCCACTTCCTTAATATAATCATTCAAAGGTGTCTTCATGTCAAAAGTGTCGTTTATCCCCAAAAATCTTCCTTTAATAATACCCTTGTCTATCATCCACGTATATTTATTCGTGTACTTTAGTTCTTCTGGTATTTTCCTAGCAAGGTTATATAACTGAGTTTTTGTCATTAGTTGTTCAACCCCTTAGCTTTTAAGAATTTTATGACCTCTTCTTTGCTTTTCTTAAGGACTGTCGGAGGTAGATCTTCAAGAATACTCTCGATATCGTAAAGGTCTTTCTCTTCAGTGTCTCCACTGAATAATGAGTTAAACTCATTGCTGTAAAGATTCAAGGACCTTTCTGAGAAAACCTCGTTCTTAAACACTTTTTCCGCAGGCATTACATTTGGGACTAAAACCTCAGAAAACTCCAAAGATTCTAAATCGACAACATAAAAGACAATGCTTCTCTCTAGGTTATACTGGTCTTTTGTCTGTCTAGTTAAAGAACCTGGTCTTAAGAAAGTAGTTTCCTCTACCGTTAAGGGTTCATAGTACATATGATCGTGCCCAGCTATCACCATGTCAAAATTTAATAAGTCTTTTGCTTTTATTGATTCATAAGGAACTGTATCGTTCAAAGCATAGTGCATAGTTAGAATGTTAGTCATCTCACTATCTAGCTCTATTTTATCCAAACTCTCAGAAAAGTGTAACCCATGTATAACTGTATTATTAATAATAAGGTTGTCTAATTTTTTGACAAACCCACTTTTAAATAATAAGCTTAGAGGTGTCGTGTTAAAATAGTTCATGTTATTATAAGGTAAGTCATGATTGCCTATCGTGGAAAAAATTTCAATATTTTTATCCATGAACTTTTTCAAGGTCTCAAATATTTTATTCATATATGAAGTTGGTTCATGATAATTTTCAAAAAAGTCACCTGTTGTTATTACAAAACTAATCCCTTGCTCTGAGGCATAATTACAAACAGCTTCCAGTTTTTTTAAAACAGTGTCACTGTAGTCATCTAATCTTGAAAGAGGTGTCCTACTACTAACATGTATATCACCCAAAAATATTACTTTACTCATCTTATCCCCCTACTCATAAATAAATTTACCACTACTAAGTCTCCCAGTGGACGCATTTGTATTTCTATAATTTATTCTAACTTTCCCATTATAAAAGTTTACCTGTTCTTTTAAACTTCCGTAGTATGTAGACCTTAGTTTTTCCAATTTAGATCTCTCGCCCATATATTGTAACCACTCGGGAATAGGTCTATTACTATTTTCCATCTTCTCTATTAACCCATCAATTGCGTCCTTACTTGTTGACATAGAGCCACCTGGAGTTCGTACACCAGTATCTAACCCAAAGGACTTAAATAAGGCTTCTTTTTGTGTAGAACTGTTTAAGTTTACGTCTCCTATAGATTCATCCATTAGTTTGTCAAGCTCTTCTAGTCTTAAGATTACATAGTTGAGCTCCTCTTCTAATAACTTTATGTTGATATCAGTTGGATGTTCTTTCATTATCATAAAGGGGTATATGAGTTGTAGGTCTATCTGTCCAGATAATCCAAATTCTTTTAAGTATTCCTCCACAATAAAGAATAGCTCATATGTAGATATTCCATCTTGGGCACCATAAAACAGAATGTGGTCTGGATCAATTTTTGAAGTGTCAAAAGTGTCTAGACCATAAGTTTGCATTGTCTCATTAAGATCTTTTCTATAGTAGCCCAGAAAGTATTTTTCGAACCATTTCAAACTTGTATTTTTATTATCTGTGTCCATATACCATGCTGGTAATTGTACATCTATGAATTTTATTTTAGACATATCATACTTACGCTTAGAGAAGCGCATTTTCCTGATATCAAACTCCGCATTGAATAGCAATACTATCATAGCTCTCAACATAGCTGCGTAGAGCACGTCTAAAGCCTCATAGCCCAATGTTTTATGCTTATACTGAGCAACTGTCTCAATAGGGACGTAATAGCCTATACGGGGCTCTAAAGAGAATGATGCTCCTGTTATTATATCATCTTCTGGATCGAGACCAGAGGTTTCTAGGTCAAAGGACATATAAGGTATCTCTACATTTAAAATAGACTTAAGTTGTTCAATGCTACGAACCATATTAAACTGATAGTTTGTATGAAAATTTATTAATCTCACAGCCCATGTTTTTATGATAGTACCTTTTTTAGATTTTTTCCCCTCAGCCTCAGTATAGTTATGTACATTTATCTTCAGATTGTAAACTAAATTATTGTCTCTACCTATATACTCAGTACTGTTTACATCTGTATATCTATAAAAAGGAAAAATGCTTATCAACTCTTCTTTGATAAGTTTTTTTAGATCTGTACCAACGTAGTACTCTATAGTCAGATCAACACTATTTTTTTCTAAAAAGTCTTTTGTATCCTCTTCTGGTACTGATTCTATGTCATAAGTAAAAGGGAAGTCACCCTTGGGCTTTGCTTTTGGTTGCCACATAATATGTCTAAACTTTTTATTTGACATCCTGTACCACCACAATTCTCTCCTCAATAGTCTTTCTTAAACCCTCACCAGGTATAAATTTAATCGAGGCTTTTTTCCTCTCATCTTTTTTAGAAGATACTGCTTTTAATTCAAATTTACCTAGTCCTCTAACAACTAAGCGTTGGTTTGCGTGACTCTTCAGACGCAAATGTCGGCCCGCCCCTTGGTATTTAATTTCGGGATTCTTAGCAACCAACATCTCAAAGGGTATTACAAATACACCCTTGAATATCTCCCAAGCCCTCTCATCGTCAACTCTGACGTTTATACTAAAGAGAAACTCTTTAACCTTATCAATAAGTTCTAAGGTGTCTGAATCTGTTTTCTGTAATTTTTCTAGCACTATTTATACTACCTCCTATACTATACTATAATACATGACTTTGGAAAATTGCAACAGAAAATAAAAAGACTGCATAATAGTATACAGTCTTAGCATATTTAACTGATTAACTATTACTTTACTTACTGAGACTTTCTGACCTTGAAAGTATTGTAGATAGGTCTACACCAACAGGACTCTTGCTTAACGCATAGAGTTTAACATCAAAACGGTCATCTTCATCTAAGTTATTTATTTTTCTTACCATCTTTTCTAAAGTCTGTTTAAACTTTTTTTCTACTAGTCTTGCTTTAGAATATTCAGTCGCTATATTGGAATCAAAAGCATTTTGAATTTGCTTAAGGCTCATTCCAGAGAAAAACATTCTCATGAGACTTCTTTCGCTAAGCTCAACACTCTTGCCACGAAAAGTGCCTTTGTAATTTTTGCTCCTTGATTGAAATGGGAGTAAATTTAGTTCTGAGATTAGCTTTTTGATTATACTCTCACCGTGAATGATAGCATTGCTTATTAAGGCAATATCTTCGGAAGTCAGGTTGTCATCTAAAATGGTATCAATACGAGATGTTTCTTCTTCTGATCCATCTCTTGATATTTTATCGTCCAACGAGTGAATGTTCTTTTCTCTAGTTAGAGATCTAGCTTTATTGTAGATAAAGTAGTTACTTAATAGGGTGAATATTATGCTCTCTAGGTGTGGCGCTGTCAAATCAAGGTAACCCTCTTCCATCTTTTCCCAAATGAATAGAGCGGCGTCTTGAGTGAAGTCTTCTTGGGTATACGTTGTGCCATCAAACCAAAACCTTTTAATCTGAAAGACTTTAGGAGCTACTTCGTATACTAGGTCTATAACAGAATCTTTGTCCCAAATAATGTTACCTGGGCTAAAAGGCTCTGGTTTTTTACCTTTATCTGCTCCTGGAAGATCACTAGGGTTTTTAAATGTAGCTCTTTTTAATTTGTCCATCTCTTACCTCCTATGGTTAATATTATACAACAGCCTATTTAGAAAGTAAAGGATAAATTAAAAGTTTTTTTGGAATATTACTTTTTTATCTACAGTTACAGGTCTATAGGCCCTGGATTCAGGTCTAATTGAAGATTTATTTAGTTTTATTATATTTTTAGCCAAAGGCTCTATTACCATAGAGTTCTCAGAAGCCTCTTCAATTTTTTCTTTTTTTACATACCAGTAGTTGTTACTTAAGTTTTCAGCAATAATAAAGTATTTTTTCCCTCTATCGTCAGTAAAAGCGTCTACCAATTGGGTGTCTTTATTTTTTCGTATCGCTTCGCCGAAATTAGATAGTAGTTTTTTTGCAACTGTTGGTATGTGTTTGTACCTTTTAAATATCTCTTTATTGTCGACCTCTAGGACGAGAACGTTTTTATTTTCATTAAGGTACGACTTCTTAGTGTAGTGTTTGATAGTCCCATTTGATATCTTATATAGTTTTTCTAAGAGGCGTTGTAGAGAGTCCCCGTTGCAATTAAATTTCTTTAATGCTTTTAAGTTTTCTTCAATGCCTGGTGTTTCTTCTAAACTTGTCTGTGTATTATCAATGTCCCCGAATAAGTCATCGCCTGTTGTTTCAGAAGAACCTCCTAAATCTGCAGTAGGTCTAGAGAAGTCGTCTTCAGACTCAACAGTTTCCTCGGAAACGATCTTATCATATTCTTGTTTTAGTTCCCCAACAATCTCAAAAGGAGCTAACTCTCCACCAGACTCTATATAAGCCGTCTTTATTAAATCTAAAAGCTCTTGGTCTTTTGCGTCCAAGCCATAAAACCCAGAAAAGAGCGAGTAATTTTTGTTAACTTCATCAATAGTCTCTGGAGATTCTTTAACTTGTTTATACTTGGCTTTAACGTCCTCAGGCATAACAATAGCATAATTGTCAGCTTGTCTTAGTATAACAACCTTAACTAAAAAGTCAGAGTCCTTTATAATTGGCAGTTGCCTAAAATAAATCCCTATAGGAAAGGACTTATAGGTTGTCTCTACATCTTCTGTGTAGTTGTCCGCACCAAGCCTGTCAAAAAACAGTTCTGGCTCATGACTAGTACTGTCTGAAAGATCCCTAACTAATTCTAAATAGGAATCTATAGTAAAGTCAGAAGAAGTCGCTAAGTTTGATTCCAGTAATAATTTTAATTGTTTTTTACTCATGGTTCTCTTTCCCCCTATTGAGTAGACTCTTGAAAATTAATATCTCGTCTGAAACTGATATTTTGATTTTCGAAAGTTTCTTTTAATTTTTCTATATTGTCTGTATATATAGTGTCTAGTCTAAGTGCACCAGTGAAGCATCTACTGTCTATCTCCTGAACACTGCTAGGTATATAAATAGACCGCACAGCTGAACCGAAAAAAGAGTTTCCAATACCTATAATTGAAGATGGCAAACTCAAGTCCTTCACCTTCGCTGCTTGAAACTTTTTGTCCTCCACAATTCTGATACCTGTCGATTTTGAAAAATCTAGGTTACTTATAACTGTACTAGGGCTCAGAAGTCTTTCTGTATTGTGTTCCCAACCCAGGAAAGACTTGGGGAAAACTAAAGATTTATATGATCCCTTAATAGTACCCTTTAAATACTTAACACCCTCAGGGATAACAATAGAATCAAAGGTTTTATCTTCTACTTCAGGTTTGAATTCCATAACCCCGTGTTCTATTGTGATGAACTCTGATTCATAGTCGTACAGAGGCTTATTTTTTATCCTCACTTTTTCCGAGATTATCTTTCTACTCTCAGTTTTTGTCTCAGGCCTATCACCCATACCTTTATTGAATACGCCTTTAGGGTAGTGAGTTAGACTAGTAGGCTTACTAACAATCAGTGCGCCTTTCTCTTCTGAAAACACACCTAATACTAAGTCATTAGCTGATACACTATCGAACGCATTTCTTTGTATATAAGCTAGGTTGTTGGTCGCTCTGATCTGAGTTAGCTGAGAGCAGTTTTTAAAAGCCCCAGACATTATAGTAGTTAGCGATTTTGGTAATACTAAGACACTGACCTTCTTATCAACAAAAGCATTATCGCCAATTTTTACAATACCTTCAGGTAACTCAATAACACTGGCATTAGCATTATACCTAATAAGTGTTCCCCCCTCAATCGCAAAATCCCCTGTTGTGCTTATCAAAGATGTGTAGTCATATAATTTGGGCGTGTTAAGTAATGAAGAACTTATACCCCCTCCTGGGTTATTGTTATAATTATGAATCCCAAGATTACTATTATAGCCACCATCATCATAATCACTGTCTAAAAATGCTTCGCCGAGTATTTTGTTTCTAAGCTCTGCTCGTAGGTTGTAGCTGTGTGTAGAGGCCTTCGATGTTGGTTTTAATGAGTCTAGTTCAATCTTAGGATTTTCTTCGTTGAAAAAGGACATAGCTGTTTTTACTTCCTTATCAGAAAAATTGCTCTCTTTTAAGTATTGCTCAATTGAGTCAATTGGGTTGTGCTTAGAAAAAGTGAAAAACCACCTGTCTGTGGGATTTGTCTTCTGGGAAGAAAAGTAGCCTCTATTATTAAGAACACACCATGATGTCATTAACATACTCGAAACTTTAGATCGTTGTATTCTAGGATCGTCTGAAAAAACTTTTAAGTAGTAAAATTTTAAGTCAGGAACAAACACCTCTGGTCCAAAGGTTACATAGTTATCGTCCTCTGCAACTTTTATTTTATCCCAAGGTGTCTTAAAAATAACTGCTTTACCGTCTTCAGCTTTTTTCTTTTTCTCTATATGTATATCTTTCTCTTCTATATTATATACTATGTCATAGTTATTCAGAAACTCAGGTGTCTCTAACAAAACAGAAAAAACAATATCGTATACCAGCTCTGGATACTTAACCATTTGATCTAAATTGTTTAAGTTTGGAATCTTTTCTCCGGGGTCTGCCTCAAGTTCAATGTCTCTGATATAACTAGCGCCGAAAAGGTCCTTGTCTTTCAGTTCTCCGTAGAGGGACGCTACATAAAAGGCTTCCTCCTCAGACAGTCCCTTTTCTTTTTTTAGATTATCCTTTAACCTATCCAAGGCCTTTTTTAAATTCTTAGATAAAGCCTCGTCTATAGGTTTTTGTTTGCCTTTTGCCATTATAATCCAAAACGCCTTTCATCATCAAGCCTTTCACCTAAACTAACGACGTCACTAGCAGATAATTTTTCTTTATCTGGAAGGTCTTCCTTTTCTATTTTTACTATGGCCTCATCACCGTCAATGTCCCTAACCATAAAGAAGAATCCGTCAATCTCTTCTAACTTATATATTGTTCCTTTATACTTTTTAGACTTGCCTTGGTTTACAACTTTAAAGTCGTTTTCTTTAGTGCTTTCATTCAAAGTACTTAACGTTTTTCTCGTAACATAAGCAAAAGCATACTTAGGAATTGTATTACCCTCAAGAAATACTGGTGGGTTAAACTTGATAAGTGTTTCTTGTATTTTTCTTTTTTGTTCTGCGTTTATTTTCATAATTACCAACCTCTATATATAATCTTGTTTTTACCTTGCATAGTAAATGGTTCTTGTTCTTCAACTAAACCAGAGCGTCTTTTAAAAAAATCTTTTATCTCGTCATCAATTTGTGCATAAGTTGTTTTAAAGTCGCTAGGTAACTCCTCTACGTACAAGTCGTTTTCGTCTACATATACCATCAAAGCAATTAGTAAATTGTTTGCTTGATTCAAATACTCCTCAGCATTGTGTTCATCTATTGTGACCTCTTCAAATCCGGCATCTGTTTGTGCGCTAACTGTTTTTGGTTCTCCAGTCTCTAGAACTCTGTTGCACATTTCTATCTGAGCGCCTATTTGTTCATAGATCTTAATTATGCCCATATTCTTTTCTTCGATTAACATTGTAATATCAGAATAAGGGGCTAGTGTAATGCTGTTTTTATTAGTAGTATATAGTGCTTTGTTAAACATTAGTTGCCTCCAATTTTCTCGTTGATGTACTTATCAAAATATTTATAACCTAACTTAGTAGCCTGCCCCTCAAACCAAATAGAATCATAAGATAGACTCTTATTATACTTTTTTCTGTATCTCTTTGATAAGAAGTCCCAGAGCTGAAATCTAATTACAGAAGGTATACCTATCAAAAAAGGAAACAGTGGCCCAAACCATGTGTTTTGTATGGTGTGCCCAAGCTCATGCTTGTGTGTGTTTAAATTATCGCTCTTGTCTACAAAATAAACTAAACCTAAACTCAGTCCACCGAAATAGATGTACTTAAACTTAACGGAAATTCTACCTGCAATAACTCTTATTTCTACTTGCTTTCTCATAAATAGATAGATAAATAAGAAAGAAAAAAGCCCCACTAGGGTCAACAATATCCCCCAAGTAAGACTTAAGAAGTAGAAAACAACTAATTGTTTTCTATTAGGCATTTGTTTAGACCTCCAATATTAAATTTTATACCTTCATATTTTTTAACATCATTAAGTACGCTTCAGAAACTTTAGCATCTTTTTTAGTTTCTTTAGCGTCTTTTGAGGGTGTATTCTTAGATGACTTAGGATCCTGTAGTTTCCTGTGGTTTTCTAACACTCTCTCTGCTTCTTCTTTTCGTTTCTGAGCTTCTTCAGCCTCAGCCTTTTTCTTGGCTTTTTGTTGTCTCATGTAGGCTGTGTGCTTACGGAACCTCTCAGCTCTCTCTTCGGGCGTTTCTTTTTGCTTTCTAGATCTTTTAGGCTTTTCAGGTTTCGTTAACTCTGGTTCATGAGTCTTTATCTCTATTAACTTATAGTTGTCTTTAACACGAGAAACTACCTCGTTGTGTATATTTAAAACATTCCACACTGCCATCAATAAGTTATAAGATGCTGTATCAGTCTTACATAATCTTGTCTTTTCTACCAATTGCTTAGTTGCATAATAAAATAGTAAGCTAGTATCCTTTTTGTTTTTCTTGTTGTCTCTCAGATATGTAACTATATAATTTATAACTATAGCTCTGTTAGTCTTATCCGTAAAAAATTCTTTGAGTTTGTATAAAGCGTTACTTGCGTTTGTGCTTGGTAAGTTTAAAAAGTCTCTTAACTCTTTTTTATTCATAACTTCTCCTTTATCTACTTGCTAAAAGTACCCCTTTAGTTTGTAAGTCTTCTTCTAATCTAATTAATTCTGAATTTGCTTGCTCTAATAATTCCGCAGCGTTCATTGATGCTGGGTTAGACTCTATTACATATTTACCTCTAGATTGGGCTATCTGTCTTTTGCATAGTGCTACGGTATAATCAATCAAAAAGTTGATCCAAGCACCCTCATGAATATTCTCTATCTGAACTGTCTGTGGTATATATTCAATTGTTACATCTGCGAAGTAATGATCAACATAAAGTTTATCACCTATTACTCTAGCATTTCTTCCTAGGATACTCTCCAATTGTGATAGTTTATTTAACATATTTGCATAGGCATTCAATTGTGGATTTAGTGCCGATACTGTATTTATAAATACAGATCCTAAACCAAGTAAAGCTGCGTCAATATTTAGCACATTCTTTGTTGGATAAACTGCTACAATAGTTGGTATAAGACCATCATCAGCGAGATTGCTGAGGTCATAGTAACCCCCAGATCCTGTAGTCTTTTCAATGCTAATTGTCTTATAAGTAGTATAATTAAAGTAGTCAGAAGATAGGTATAATGCTCTGTTTAGGTTTCTATCTATAATTGTATCAGATAACTCTAAGTTGACAATACCAGCATTTAACTCATCTTTAATATACTGTTTAAGCTGATCTTTAGTCATTAGCTTTGGTATTACTGCCATTTCATTCCTCTCTTCTAAATCACATGATTTATTTCAATATAAGGTAAGGGTATGCACAGTATTGACTAGAGGTTCGGATTTGGGTGCCAGATCCGAACCTCATGTGAAGCTTAACGGAAGTGATAAGCTTCACTGTTGTCAATTGTCTCTATAGGCGCTTAGGAACGCTTTGGAGTCTATAGGACTGTTGACTTACCTAAAACGCACTTGCATTTTGCTATATACCCTTACACTATATTATATAGTATGAGTGTGTGTTCTGGTGGCCACCAGAACACACTTATTCTCTTACCTCTAAGAACATTTGAAGAGCTTCAGTAGCCTCTACTAAAGCTTCTTCAAAGGTTACCCCACCACCAATAAGGCCTGGGATGCTGTCTACCTCGATGATATATTTTATATCAGATTCAACATTATCGTAAACCCTAACAGTAGCATCATAGTCTAAAATTTTTATAGTGTACTTGTTGACTATCACTTTTGCCCATCTTCTTCCTGAATATTTACAGATTCATAAAGTATCGCCAAAGGACCTAATTGATTTTCATTGTAAATTAATGCTTGCCCCGCCTTTAAAGAACCCACATAACCACTCTCATAGTGCCATGCATCTGTTCCAGTTAAGGAGCCTACAACACGCTTAGTTACTCCCTGTTTTTCATCCATAAAGTTTTTGTGGTAATGCCCTGTTATCCACTCAGAGTAAAGGGTCTTGCCCCAAAGTTCTCTAGCCTCTTGTTGCATGATTCTATAGATATTATCCTTTTCCTTATCTCCATGAGTAAAACCTAACAGGTTCACACCCACTTGTCTATATGTACGTGTTTTTATATCTTTGTCAATGTGGATATTAGGATTACTGTCATACCAACCACGCAATGTTTCAAATAAGTAAAAAGACATAGTATTGTCATGGTTTCCTTGTACGAGAATAACATCAATGTCAGCGAACTGAGATGCATAATCAAGGACCTGTCTTGTTAGCTTAACCCCAACTTGAAACAGTTTTTTCCAACGAATATCAGAGTCTACTCTTGTGCCTTTGGTCGTCTCCGAATGCATACCATCAAATTGGAAGAAATCGTTACCAATAGGGAAAATAATTTTATCAAAACCTACTCCTAAACTTCTATCAATTAATGTTTTTGCTGTACTGAAGAAACGTTCAGAAGCTATTTTTATATCATAATTTTCCCCGGTCTCTTCACCCCAAGCCAGCTTTCCTAGATGTTGGTCAAATAGCGCTAATACTAGAGTATTACCAGTCTTTCGGTCTTTTTTGGCAGATCTCTTTGGTGTGAAAGTTTGTCGACTAGATGCCTTTTTTGCCTCTTCATAGAGGAATGATAGGTCCTGTTTAGTTACCTTTTCCTTTTCCTTCAACTTAAAATTAGCTTTGACTGAATAATTTACCACAACATCTGTATTGTGTTTACCAGCTTTTACTGAGGAGTTCCAACTTTTTGCGGTAAAACCAACACACTCCCACTTAGTTACATCTAGTCTAAAGAGCTTTACAATTTCTTCAATTGAAAGAAGTGCAGGGTTTTTATCTGTCACTATAGTAGATTCTAACTTATCTTTTGACCTTTTCATAGTCATGTTTAAGTCTTCTAAGTCATCCTCAAAGTCTTCTACTTTCTCATATAAAGAGTCCATAGCATCTTTTTCTTGCCCTCTTAAATTTTTATAGTACTCGGATTTTTTCTTTAAAGTCTCTTTAGTTTTATCTAAATCATCTTCATTAGTGTTTCTGTAAATACTTCTAACCCTATCAAAAGAAAGATTCTCAAAAGGGAACTCTTCTCTCAGTATCTCTAAAAGATTATTCCAGGATATCCTACCACCAGGGCTTTTACAGGACTCAATATTTTTTAAAATTACCTTACGTATTGCCTTATTAATTTTTTTCGACATAGCTACCTCTTTTTCTTGTTTGTTGTTTCTCTTTATATATTTCCCAAAGGTCTCTCTCCTTAAGGAATTTAAAGAATTCTTTTATTGTATTAATCACAGTTTTTTCTAAGTCTTTCTCATCTGGTCTTGTTTTACGAATAATACCAATATCTATACCATTCTCCGAGTCTTCGTTGTCATAAGCAACGATATAGTAAAACTCTCTGTATTCAATGGGGTTTAAAAAGAAATATAAAACATGTTGCATGGAGTCATCATATTTATCTTTTGAAAATTTAGTCGTTCTTTTAATATCATAGATAACTTTTTTGTTGTGGTCTACAACGTCCATTTTTCCAGAAATCTTTATTCTTAGTCCATCAACATCTATATATCTATTACACCAAACCTGCTTCGGTAAGGACTCTACAAGTTTGGAGACCTTCCCATGTTTTCCTTGGAATACCTCCGACTCATAAATATTACCTCGTTCCGTCCACACATTTCCTTTAAACTCACCTCGCAGAGACTCTACAAAGCTATCGAAGTTTTTGGTGCAGGGATCGTTTTTATAATAAATCCAACTATTTAGTAAGGAAGCCGATATTTTATAAGCCACCCTTAACGTCAACCCCTTTTGTCTTAGACATCTCTAACTCCTTAGCCTCAGCCTCTTCAATAATCTTATCATAGTCTAAAGTATCAGATGAGTCTTTTGCCTGATTAAAAGCTCTTGCTTGCGCTTGTGCCATAGCAATGCCTGCCTTTTTATAGGCTCTGTCATAGCTTTCAACCATCTGTTCTAGAACTTTATCCATGTCAAAAGGAACTTTTAAGTTCATCTTCTTTATGATCTCTTTAAGTAATTCAATAATCTCTTGCATGGCTAGTTGCTCTGCTAGGGACCTATCGACATTTACGACCTCTTGAAATGTTTTAGTAATTTTTAAAAGCTTTCCTTGAAAGCTAGATACCCCATAGTTAGCCATGTACATATCAGCAAAAAGCATTGGGACAACGCCTAATGCATTTATAATATTTCTTTTAGCTAAAATTTGAAGTAACGCCCTCATCTCAACAATCAATTCTGTTTCTATTTCTTCCCTACCGAAATTTTTTAAGTCATCGGCCCATGAATCTTTTGCATCTTCTGGGAAAAATTCTTTGTACTCTTTTGGAATATCCTCAAAAGGTAGATAGGTAAATAATCTATAGATACCCGTAACCATCATAGGATATAATTTCCAGTGTTCTACTTTTTTTAGTATTGCTTGTTTAGTTCTCAACTAGTAACCTCCGTATTTTTGTGTTGTGACTATACCTCCATAATACTATATAATACACAACTTTTTAAAAATGCATTAACTACGCCCGAGCATATCAGTTAAAACGCTCAAGGCATTAGCTATAACGTCTTTTTTACTTTGCTCAGAGCGATTAGCTCCGATAAATAAATCCATAAGAGAATTATTATCAATATCGGACTTGTCCTCTGATTTAATAGCATTGAATGCAGACCCAACAACAGCATCGGCAACGTCTTTTGACATTCCTACAGGGTGGTCCACTTTCTTTTTACCTGGATAGTATATGACAGTGAATAATTCTTTTTTAAATGGTTCGTAGTCATAAAATTTTACTCTATTTTCATAAATTAGATTGACAAAACTTAGATAGGCATCGGGTGTTCTATCTACAGAAAGAAGATCTACTTCAAAATTAAGTTCCGCCAACTCTTGCCGTATTTGTTCGCTTTGAAATTGGTCAAAGGTTATTTTCCCAAACCTTACTCTTTTTACATTTCTTAAGTATACAATAAAATCTCTAACTTTACTTAAAGAAATTCTGTTTGGTTTTTTGGGTGGGTTTATTCTTAGCATAAAATCATATTCTAAAACGGGTACTTTAATCTCTTCGGCAATTGCACTCTCGTCTTCGTCATGATGACTCTCCGTTTTATATATTGTTTTCCAACCACTAATATAACACATAGCTATACCCAAGCTGTCTCCAGTCAAACCTAAGTCAACGTGCATGAATCTAGGCATATGTAAATTCGGAAAGGTAATATCATTAAAAAGGTAAGATTTGATTGGTAGGAATCCTTCCCTAAGCTGCTCGTTTGTCGTAGAAAGTATAAACTGTTCACGACTGAAAGGGTGTTGTAGAGAGTTGTTTATACAATTATTATATGCTACATTTGAACTAAAAAGTTTCCCAGAGGAAGATACAGAGATACCAGCGAGATTCTGTAATGAAGCAATTATGTCCGTCTCAAAGGAGTTTTTATGTTCTACTGGTATTTGTATTAGGTTTATCTGAATAAAGCTCGGCAGGAGCCTGTAAGCCGTGTCTACGTCCAAGTCTGTTGATAGTAACTTCAGGTTTTTGTTTCTTAGTAGTATATTTATATCATGTATGTCTTTTACAACGAATGGGTCTAAGTTATCCCCACCAGTGTAAACTAAGAATTTTTCCCCTGAGTATGACCCTGGCTTGACATCCCAAATAGATGGCGAAGATATAAATGTATGTATATCATTTCTCGCTTTTTCTATTCTCTCCTCTGTAAAAGAAGATTCTACAGTTGATGATGAAACCAAAATTGACATTGAATAGTTGATACCACCAACAATGAAACGGGATTCTGACCTGGTAATAATGTTAGTATAAAGCTTAGCAACCTTTGAGTTCATCTTAAACTCAGAGTCTTCTCTGGAGTTTCCTGAGAAAAAGTTTGCTTCATCCAGGATAGACCCAAGTAAGTTCATACCAATAAAGTGGTTTGCGACTGAACCATATGTTATTATTAAACGCTCTTCGGGCCAAATAACCATGGAATCAATACCATTTTTTCTTTTAAACTTTTCTCTGAAGTATGGTATAGAGTCTAACCACTCAACTAAAAGCGAGAACCCAGTGCTCTGAGCCTGTTCTTTAGTAACAGATAGATAAGCAAAAGCAATTCTGGAAACCCCAAATAAATTAAATAAAGCTGAGATGTGCTTATAGCAAGAAAGCTCATAAATTATTCTAATTAATACAAGAGATGCAAATGTTGTCTTACCAACACCGTAAGCTCCTGTTAATATAATTTGATTTATTCTTTTATCTTGAGGTCGCTCAAAAATTTCAATAGCTCTCTCTTTCCAATAACTGTATACATTTTCTCCATCAGGCCCGACATAGTAATGGTTGTTGATCCATTCTCTGATAGGGACTATAGGCCTGATGAGCTCGGCCTTGGCTTTGTGAGAGGACTTCATGTCCTCATAAGCCAGTCTTATTTGCTCGAGCTCATCGGTAGAGTATAAGTCACTTATATTTTGTAGTAAAGAATCAAAGTCTTTTTCTGTGCTTAATTCTCTAGGCATCTAATCATCTCCATAATAAAACTTTAAACATTAGTGTTTGTTCGTGTTCTTGTAGTTGAATCAGTGTAACCACTAGCTTTAAGTGTAACGCTTACAGTCAGTGATTGTCTTGTATACTTCATCCCACTTGCATATATTTTTTGTTTCCAGAAACTAGGTGAAATAGAACTTAGGGTGTCTGTTCCTTGCTTATCCAATCTATAGTAGTAGTATCTATTGTATATTGAAGTGCCCTCGTAAAGAGTACCTGAATAGAGTGGCTTATAGTAAACATACTCTGAATCTGACTTATTAACTCTTACAACAAAGAGGCTCGGAAGATCCCCATTAATAAGATTGTTGTAGTCTGTAGGGTGCTCTTGTTCTAAAAAGTCCATTACCATACCGTAGCTGTATGCTGCATCAGTGTCGGTTAAGATATACATTTGTGCTCCTGGCACAGGATTTTCTAAACTTAATTCTAAGTAACCTCTATCCACCCTAACTATATCACCATCAGAATACGCAGGAGAAAGGTTAAGAGGGTAGTCTTTACTATATCTAATTGAATCTACAAAACCATAATCAATTATAGTTATTTCCTCGCTACCAGCATAAGATGGATCAGCTCCAAGTATTTCTAGCTTACCAACAGACCAACTATAATCTATCTCAGCGTTTACAGAAAAGCCAACGTTACTGTTTCGCACATTTAGTGCTGAGTTAACTAGGCCATCAATTGTAGTTGAATTTAAAAGAATATCTGCTGAACCAAAAGTCAATTGCTTTCCATCAATGTTAGACACGCTGTCTATGTCTGAATCTGAGTTAGCATAATAACTATCTGGGTCTTGAAGATATACAGTTACTTCTGCCGTCGCTAGTTGATAGTTATTTTTTAATTCAAAATACGTAGAGTAGGTTGGTGGTGTGATTGTGTGGGTATAGTTAGCCGTGCCTAGAATAGAACCCAGTGATGTTTTCCAAACAACGGATGTCTTGGCATATACTTCAATACCCTCATTAGGATTATCTACAGTTATACCTATGTAGCCTCCATCTACTTTTACAACTTCAGCAGTTGCTAGATCACCTTCAGCAAATATTAATTTAGGTACCCCAGGAACGCTTGTTATAATATCTGTGTCCACAGGTGAGTCTCCATATTTCCCTAAAACATCTTCCAGGTATGCTGTTATAGTAAAGTCTCTGGCTGTATTGTAGACTGTGTTATAATATCTAAGACTTATAGAACTATTTGCCGCTATATTTTGTATTGTGTTTGTAACTGGGTCTGTTCCCCAATTTCTAGATATATATGCTCTAACGTCTCTGCTATTGTTATTATATACCACAACGTCAACATAACCATTATTCCCGAGAAGATCATAACCTTTAGTTGCAGTTAAAGCAGCTTCGCCTAAGGCTAAAATAGCATTTGCAGTGTGCGACACTGAAGTAGACTCAGTTGAAATACCGTAGGATATATCAACTTTTATATTTGTCTCTGTTTCGTATACACTAAAATCAGGATTATCTGCATTTCTAGTTATTACTCTATATTCATTTGCTTTAAGCACCGGGTAAGATTCTGATGGACCATAAGATGATGATGACTCTTTATCAACTATATCGAGACCAACACTAAAACTATTATTATTTTTTATTGAAAGTGTATAGGAGTCAGCATCATAATCAACAGAAAGTATAGTTACTGTTGGTGCTATTAAGGTTGCAGTGACTTCAGAGTTACCCGTTGATTCAATATTATATGATATACCAGCAGGCTTTAGTTTCATGAGATACTTATAAAGATTGGAATCTTTATTAATCTGAAAAGTATAAGGTCCTGTACCAGAGTACTCACTGAGATCAAGTAGATCTATTAATCCATAGTCAACTAACTCAGGTATATCTATCGAAACAACCCCGGGAGAAGATGTGTCATCTACGGTAAAAGGGATTCTAACGTCTTCATTTTTTGCGTCATATAAGTAGTTATCAATGAGCCTTTTTAAAGTTGGTAGAGTTCCGTAATTTTTTACTAAGCTAAAACTATCTCTAGCTAAATTTCTAAAGTTTTTTATTAGATTCTCTTTCACAGAAAAATCATCAGTAGTATCTAAAAGAAAAAACTTCATATCCTCAAGCAAAGGTAATAACAATTTTAAGTTATTTTCTGGTATATTTATCTTTTCCCAATAAGGACTGCTATACTCGTACAGTGTATTAGTTTTTATGTCTAACCATTTTGCTCCATAAAATGGTGTCTTAAGCTCTTTTCTGGAGACAAAAGGATCTTCTACCCAAGATGATGATGAGTATCTGTAAACTGATCCACTACTGCTATCATACCAATAGTCCCCCTCTTCGGGATTTGTTGGTATATAGTCTGGACAAGGTACCCCATCTCCCCAGGAATAGGCAGAATATCTGTAAAGTGTGCCATCTTCAAGTACAGTATCTCCAACTAAAGGGGTTTCTATAGCGTCTCGACTACTGTACTTAGTAGATGTTGTGCTTATAATTCGATCATAGATATAATCAACATCTTTCGAGTATTTTAAATTTTTTATGAGTTCCCGAGAGCTCCCTATATCATATGCAATTAAAGCCAATATGGTTATTATATCTGTGTTTGGTATGCCCTCAGTTAGTAATAGGTTCTCAGGAAAAGATTCTAATATGAAGTCCAGAGTAATCAGTTGCTCACTAGAGAAGTTATTTTCTACAAAACTTGCCCAGCTATTAGTCTCATGAAGATTTTTTTTATTTATAATTCTCAGTATTTCATTGTACATAAACTATCAACCTCTCTTTATTAAACCTCTGTTATATCTGCTTCATCTAAACTAGCGTATTCATTAAAAGCCAGCTGAACAACACCATCTTCAGGAGTAGGGCTAGTTAGCGTTACCTTCCCGTAAAAATTGTAACCCTCAGCAGAAAGCGCATCACTAATACCTTTTTGAGATAACTGTCCCCCGATACCAATAGAATTTATATAGTCTATGACTATTTCTTTTATATTAATATCGACAGAACCTGCTAATTGAACCTCTATAGGAACTTCAGTTAACGGCTCCACAGGTGACCCCTCAGACTCACCCATATTATTTATATGTATAGTTAGTCCAGATACTGTTCTATTCTGTAAGTCCTCTAAAAGACCTTCTGTGTCGTCACTAATTCCTAACTCCTCATTATCATCCTTTAATAAGTAGACACCTATGTTCAAAACCTCACCTAAAGAGCTCCCTTCACCACCAGAAGTATCGTGTTGTATGTCTGCTATTAAACATTTAGAAATACCGGGAATAAACTTTTGCTTATTTAGAATATAGTTTTTATACTCATAAAGAGTTACAAGCGTGTTAGTCACATTGTAATAGTTTTTAAATAGATCTTTTATGATGTCTTTGTTTGGGGGATTTGCTCCTCTATAAAATTCTCCTATGACTGGACTTAGTGTGTAATCCTCTGTCTCAATAATATCAATACCATCAACAAAGTCCCCAGAAGTTATAAGACCTCTAAAGTTAAACTTAGAATTACTAGGTAGGGTGCTTATATCAATGTTATAAGGAAGTTTTATACAGGTTTCCCCAATAGTGTCCACGAATAGCTCGTAAACCTTATCATCCCCAGTGTAATTATAGATACTGTCTACCTCAGTAAATACTATTGTATCCTCTTCTGTACCGTTAGCAGAGTATAGTAAAGAACAAGAGGTATTATTATACGTGTTGCCAATTGCTACTGCTTTGTTGCTTATTTTGTGGGTTCTCGTAGAGTTGTTAGTAAAGTTCCTAGGGTCAATGTTGTCAACACTAAACTTGGTGCCTTGAAAGAGTTCTATAGCTCTATCTCCAGACTCAGTAGTGACTGTTTTATCATCTCCCAAGTAAGTCCAAACAACGCCACTAGAATCTATCAATGATTGGAACTTTGTGAGCGTTATAGTACCAGCTTGAAGTTCTACGAGGGCTCTACCAGCTTTATAGCTTGGTAGTTTAAATCCGAAGGAGTTTGCTATTCTTTTTATTGACTGGTCTTCTCTGGCTGTCCCCATGTATGATTCTAAACTTCTATAATCAATCATATAATTTAGCATATCTTTATGCGCAGCTAATATAGACATAAATATAAACATTATATCAGCTTCAGAAATGTTGTCCCACTTAGTGTTTAGTTTGTTCGGATCTTTAAATAAATCTATAATATCCAAAATAATTTCATTATAACTTTGATTAGTATAGGAAAGTTTTTTATATATCTTGTCCTTTACTGCATTTATTATGTTAATTTGTTCTGTTGTTAAAGTTGTCATTGTTGCCTCCTAATTATAAAGATCAAAGGACACGTTAAACGTATTCATATCATAAGAGCTTGTAGATAGTGTTAAATCTATAGTTATTTTACTCTCTGTTCTGCTAAAAGCCATGGAGATATTTCTTATCTTAACTCTTCTGTACTTAGTAAAAAGCTTTTGTATCTCTGATCTTATTAAATTGAATGTAGCTTCCCTGTTTCTAAGGTTAAGAAATTTTTCAGCACCCAAGCCCAACTCATTCCCAAAAAATAGACTGTACTTTTGGAATGATAGTAGGAATTCTACTTCTTGTTTTATCAGGTCTACATTGGACAGTAATTTTGTTGCACCTGATGATGTATTAAATAAATCTTTTATATTTGTACCTGTTGGCATTTTATATCACCTCTAGTTAAGTGGATTAGGGAAGTCCCTAATTCCTTTTAAGCTTGGTATTATTAGTATCTTCCCTTTTGGTAAATCAAAGGGGTCTTCTAGCCTATTAGCATAAGCTATCACCCACCAAAACTTAGATGCACCATAGTACTCTAAAGCTATTAGGTCTATACGGTTTTCTCTTTCCTCAGGGACAATGTACATAGGTCTAATAAAGTCCTGAGCTTCAAAATTCAAATCAATAGGACCCATGGTGGCTTTTATTAGTTTTTTATCATAAAGTAAAAGTTCGTCTATGTGTTTATACCTATCATCACTAGTTAAATCATAACTTACTTGATAGTGCCCTATTATATAAGAGTCATCTAAGTGCCCCTTAAGGTCTTTAATTCTATTTTCAGGCATCTTTATCTATTCCCCACTTTCAAAAATTATTCCTTGTCTAAACTTTCAGAATCTGATGACTTAGCTTCTTCTAAGGCTCTTTCCTCTTCTTCTTTTATTTTGTACCACTCTGGGGTACCTTTTTTTATTACTTCTATTTTTACCTCTGTGGTAAATCCTAGATTAGTTTTCATTTCCTACGCTCCATCAATACCTAAAGTTAAAGCAGTAACCCTAACGTAGTCCCCAGTCTCTAAAGCAATTGGTGAATCGTCAGGCGCTTTTATTCCATAGGTGCCCGTACCAACGGCTATTCCATTATATGGAGAAGACTGGTTCGTGTTTTGTGAATTTATAATCAGTACCCCGATCACATTAGTAGCACCGGTTGCTGTAACTTGAAATAGTTTTTGTGCTGATAATACTAGTCTCCCAGAAGAAACACCAGCGCTTGGTACATTCCAAGTAATGTCTTGAGCATCACATAGTGTTTTTACTGTAGCATTAGCAGTCCCGTAAGGCACCAGTTTATTTATTATATTAGATCCAGCTCTTATTTTTGCCATTAATACCGCTCTTGTAGTTGCATTCATATTAAGTCCTTTACCTCCTTAGTCTGTTATTGTTAATGTTGCACCAGTGACTTGGGCAATATCACCATCTACACAAGACTTTGTTGGTGATATTGAATCAAATTCTACTAAGTCCCCGAAGTCCGCATCACCGGTGGGTTGATTCCCTGAACTGTAAACTAATACCATTTCCGCAATAGTACCTGCATTCAGTCCAGACAATTCCCAAACTTTAGGCACCGAGTTTAAAGTAGCAACACCTGTGCTAGCTACTGTCCATGTAGCAGTACTTAAAGTTGTTATTATAGTTGCTATGGGATCTGGTGTTGCAGCATAAGATCCACCAATAGCAATCCTATCTATACCACCACTAGCTGTTAGTAGTAACATAATTAATTCTTTGTCTTTTGCATCCATTATTTTAATTCCTTTCTATTTGTCTTTATAAACTTATAACTTGACTATCTATAGCAGACATATTGTGAACGCCAGCTTTAGCCTTAGCATAAACTGTAATTGACGTAGTGCTTATACTTGTAGTGTAGGTAATTTCCCCAGTCTTAGCATTAGAAGCTATTACCCCTCTACTTATATCTGGATCTGTATCAGTATGCTCACTGAATATTTCTGCTGATAGAGAGTCTAGATTTTGAACTTTCCAGTAGAATTGGTTAAAGTTACCTAAATCTCCTGTTATTAATCTAACACCATAGTCTGTAATATTCGGTGTTGTGGTTGTTCTTAGTAACTCCCACTTAGCATAAAGGTTAACAGTACCACCAGTTGCTAAATTTCTAACATATTCAGCATCGTCATATACTACACTTCCTGAAGGGCTTGTCGCCCAACCTATAAAGGCATAACCAGATCTAGTAAAGGTATTAGTTCTAAGATTTTGATAAACATCATAAGTGAAACTCTGGTTTGACATTGTCCCAGAACCACCATTAGCATTAAAGACTACTGTATATGTATTAGCTGTAAACTTAGCATATAATGAGTAGTTTTGTTCTTCTGTAAGGCTACTTATTGCGTTAGTAAACCCTGCCTCTGTGTACCAATCATTGAAGGTGTAGCCTGTCTTCGTAGGGTCTCCTAGAGCAATAGGTAAGTCATCAGCATAAAATGTTGCTGGGTTTGAGGCGTGATTTGCACCACCATTTAAGTAATATGTAACTAAGTATATATCTTCTAGAACAAAAGTTGCATTTAAAGCTATTCCGAGCGTTTTGTTTATATCTAGACCTTTAGGAGTTCTAAAGTCTGTTGTAGACTCTAAAGTTAATAATAAAGTTTTTAATATCTCCAGATTATCTGGTGTTGAAAAATCAGTAGTAGCCTCTAAAGTTAACCAAAGTGTCTTTAGTATGTCTAAATCAAAGTATTGAGAAAATCTTGTTACAGCATCTAGCGATAAGTTAATAGTCTTTAGTATGTCTATATCTTTAGGTGTTCTAAAGTCTGTAGTTGAGTCTAAAGTTAACCAAAGTGTCTTTAGTATGTCTAAGTTCTTCGGTGTTCTAAAGTCTGTTGTAGAGGTTAAAGTAATCAGTAAAGTCTTTAAGATGTCTAAATGCTCAGTTAATTTATATGTTGAGTCTAAAGTCAGACCTAGATCCTTAGTAATGTCTAAGTTCTCAGGAGTTCTAAAGTCTGTTGTAGAGGTTAAAGTAAGCAGTAAAGTCTTTAGTATGTCCAAATTCTCAGGCGTTCTAAAGTCTGTTGTAGACTCTAAAGTAAGAAGTAAAGTCTTTAGTATGTCTAAATGTTCTGTAAGTTTATATGTAGAATCTAAAGCCAGACCTAGATCCTTAGCAATGTCTAAGTTCTTCGGTGTTCTAAAGTCTGTTGTAGACTCTAAAGTAAGAAGTAAAGTCTTTAGTATGTCTAAGTTCTTAGGCGTTCTAAAGTCTGTAGTTGAGTCTAAAGCTAACCAAAGTGTCTTTAGTATGTCTAAATGCTCAGTTAATTTATATGTTGAGTCTAAAGTTAAACTTAAGTCTTTAGCAATGTCTAAGTTCTTCGGTGTTCTAAAGTCTGTTGTAGACTCTAAAGTAAGAAGTAAAGTCTTTAGTATGTCTAAACTAATCTCTACTATTCTAAAGTCTACAGTAGTAACTATATCAGAGAATTGTCCTAGCTTAAAACTTCTAGCGTATAGAGTGTGATCCACATTTAAAGAGATATCCGATATTGTTATTAAACTTGATACTTCTTCAGAGTCCAAGGTAACAAACTCTGTGTTGGGTAATGGTTCATCAACCTCATAATAGACGTTGGTAGGATTCAAGTCATTATTTCTTAATCTAAATGATATAGACATATATTCTTTACTGAAGTTTAAAATACTAGGCTCCACCAACGTTAGGAAATATATAACGCCATCTATATAGAGTGTGTCTATAACTTGAGCATCTATATTCAATTCTTCTATAGTTATATCATTTACTTTTAAGTTCCTTATATTACCCAAAATAAACACCTCTCTTAATTATCAGTCACTTGTATATATGTTTGCTATAGTACCCTCTACGGAAATACGTATACCACCTATAGTGGAATCAGTAGCATAAGGTAGCTCATAAGCAGAGCCCCCAACACCTGTTGCCTTAGTAGTTCTCCAGTCTATGTAAGGTGCACCCTCATCTGTAGGTACTATTTCACAACCCGCTGTGTTGGCAGTAGCTTGTACTATAAAAGTTGCTATAGTAATAAATTCTGGAAAGTTTAAATTTGCTCTTATATTACCTATCTCTGTTAATGCAGCCTCACGAGCTGACGATACTGTCTCATACTGCTCTTGTCCCATAATCATGAATAGTTCCCCACTAATACTATTGGACGCAAATAAATGATACAATGTGAACTTTGCGTTTTGAACTTCTACAACGGACCACTCATTTAATGCAATATCATAATAATTTCTAGCCACCCTAGTACCGCCCTCAAATATCTTAAATGCTGAGTTAAGTTGAGTTGTGACTTTTGTTCTTATTGGGTAATCTGGTAGTGTGACTTTCCCAACAACACCACTACCATATTGGTACAGTATTGGGAGACCTTGATTGATTGTTTTTTCCTCTGTAGTGTGTCTCAAGTCTTCATCATAAAATACTCCTGAGCTCACAGTAAACTTGGCGTTAGTATAATCAACATCACTGACCTGCATCCCAGAAACATATCTGGAACCAAATATGGTGTGCAAATATCTATGAGTTGAAGAGTCCATAAGTATCCCATGTCTCTCGTCTGATATATTTAGAACAATGTCTTGAATGTCAGAATCCCAGTAGAAAAAGGCTACAGCACAGTTATCAATAAAAACCTCTGACATTTCACTTGCTGTGGGATTAATTATCTCCTTCAGAATTTCGTCTTCCCTATCAAAGTAGATATAATGCTCTCCATATTCGTCAGGAAATACTAAACTAGAAGCACCCTCTTTTTCAACCTTTCTTCCATTTATGTAGAAGTGAAATTTGTCTCCCCAAGGATTGCCCATAGAATCTACTGCTGATGGGTCCATCTGAATAGTGAAAGTTCTTGTAGAGGTATCAACAGAAAGCACAGTGTTGTTTCTCATAAAATCGGAGAAGCCGTTAATACCAGAATTAACTTCAGCGGTGACATCTGAGTAGTTTCGGTCCACCTCAAGTTCCCCATCAGTTAATCCAACTACCTTAACTCGACCAACGAGAGTTATGAAAGCACCATCGTCAGGCCTTGTATTTGATAAGCCTCCTGGATTAAACTGATCTAAGTAAACAGGTTGCGCAGGGTCTAAGTAACTAGTGTCAATACCTCTAACAGTACCATCAGATGTAACATAACCTTTTCCCCCATTTGCTGGGAGTGGCGTCGTAGTTACGGCTATGGGGAAACTTTTCTCTCTAGACCTACAGTCTGCTAATTCAACTGTAAACCTTGAGGTTTCTGGGTCTACCCCTGTGGGGTAAATTACTTTCCCGTTTGGTATTTCCTCATCTGTCATGTTTATAACAGGTTTCAAAAGTGCACCACCTATATTGACAGTAACATCTTCATGTTCATTATAATAAGATAGGAAGTTCACATTCCTGTCGTAAAATAGTCGACCCTCTTTATATTCTGGAGCATCTATAGGTGTGAAATCTAAAATATCAATTTCTGTTAAAGAAGATATGTCATACAGTGTTGTGTCTGTTCTTAAGCCAAAGTATACTGGCTTAGTGGGAGTCCCCGCCTCAAATATAACATAGGCTATCTTTATACTGTCAGAAATCTTTAAAAAATTAGGTTTACTAAATATTGTCCCAGGAAACATTAAAGGTCTGGCTATTGGTAACTTGTTATCAGCTACACCCCCAGAACCACTTGAGCCATGAACACTAGGTATTCTTATCCTAAGCTCAGATGTAGGGACATCAAAGTCATCTTTAATGACTTCAACAACACTACCTATGTATATTTTATTCATTTCTATTGCCATAGTAATTCTCCTTTATGAAACAAAGGTAAGTCCTAAATGTGTACTGTTTAAGTAAGCCACATCAAAAATATCTTTAAATAAAGCTTCTATTGTAAAGGTACCACCTTTTATGTAGATATCCATAGTAGAAGTCTCTTCATTATAGTTTTTAATTCCATATGATGTCTCTGTTTGATCTGGTATATAGTAAGTGCCATTTTTATTTGTGTAGTAAGCCCCAACTGTTGGATCTGATAAATCATCTATTAAAGCGCCAGAAGTGACATCTAGTATAGACTTATTAAAGGATAAGGTATACCAACCATCAGATAGGTTTGGAATGCTAACCCTTAAAGTTCTAGCAGTAGCACTTGTTATGTAGCTGTTCTTAAAAGTGGACGCCAGAATACCTGTATCATTTTGATTTAGAGATAACTCAGGCTTTACTTCTATAAGCTTCGGTATGTATCTAACTAAGTCTAAAGTAGTAGTGAACCCGTTTAAACCAACCTCGTCTTTAATTTTGATAACTTTCCAAACTCCTGATAGGATGTTAGGATTCGTCCTATTTCCCCCACTAGGTCTATTGTATATCTTTAAATCTATTAGGTCCGTTGGTAATATTTTAGGGTTGCCTATCACCTTAAGATTTATTGTATTCATTGACATAATAGCGTTTTTTATAGCATCGACAATTCTGTCTTCAATCGACTTTAGATTGTCTGGATTGTTTAGTTCCTCTAATGGTACTATCTCAACATTAAGAGCAAAGGTGTCTTTACTTGGGACAGGAAGTCTGTATGATTCTAAAGTCTGTTCTATGAGTGTCCACTTATCATTATAAATCAACTCGCCTAAGTACTCTTCTGTAATTTTGTTTTCTCCGATAGTTTCGAGAAGTAAAGCTGGTATCTTTATAGAAAGACCATTAATCAGAAAGTTATAGTTTAAAGTATTTTTAAAATCAATAACTTTACTTGAAATAGAATCCCCATAAGAATATTCCCAGACCCTGATAGTATCTGATCTAAACCCACTACTGTCTGCGTAAGGTTTGAACTTTAGTACGGCTTTGCCACCCATATCATAAAGTCTAAAGTCCCAAAGCTCTTTGTTATAAGAAGCATCGGGCGTTGATACGGAAAGATTGGCAATGGGTAGAAGCTTATTCTCTATAAATGATATGTCTGTCTCATCACTCTCTTTTAAAAGTTCTACGGGGATCTTTACTTGACAATCAATATTTCTATAACGTACTTTGTTATCTTCTATGTATTCTTCGCCAATGCCCCAGTTATTTCTCTTAGCCATGGCAATTAAGATGTCCTCAATCAAAGTACCTGCTATAAAGATATTGGCATCAAATTTTTTACCTACTTGAGTACCCACAGCCCCAATAGCTACCATACACCCTAAGTTATTATACGTGGAGTTTAACTGTGTAATTGACAGTTCAAATATCTCTGACATATCACCGTCAAAGCCATATCTAAATCTGAGTTTCCCTTTATTCTGTTGTATAATGGAAAGTATATCACCACCTGATTTATCAAAGAGAGCTAGGTCGACTTTGCTAAGAACTTGAGACTTGCTATCCTTAGTGCTACCTAAGTAGCGGTCAAAACTCATGTTCACTAAGCCATCGTTATTTATATTGAAAGAGCGTCTCTCACCACCACCCTCTTTAGTGTTTACCTCCATTAAAACGTTAACTGACTTCGGCATATTTTCTCACCGCCTCATACATGTCTCTCATGTTGTCTATTATTATTATAACCTCATCTTTTACTTTATTGTACTCATCTCGAGTCATGTCCTTATCTACGTTTTCATAGTAATAGTCAAGATAGTCTATAAACCTATCTTCTAATAAGTCTAAAGACTCTTTTACAGAACTGAAAGACTCTAAAGGGTCTTTAGAATAGGAGTCTATATAATTGTTTAAATCATAATAGATGGCATCAAGTCTACCAATGCTACTGCGTAAATTAAGCGATTCTTCTGTGCTAGTCTCAGCTACCCCTAGTATACTACTAAAAATGTCTCGTGACATGTCAAAATAATCTCTTAAAAATATAGCATTGTTGATTCTTTCTGCATTAGTAGTATTCCTTACAGTCAATAAGTTACTCAGAGTGATGTTCTCTATATCTAGGTTGCCAAGAACTTTATAATAGTCATACTCATAATACTCGTAGTAATCTAACTCCTCAAAAACATTATTATTTAATAAGTCTGTAACGTCCTCAGATACTATAATCTTATCATTATACACTAAGTTGCCTTCTACATATTCTTTTGTTGTTTCTGTTCTTAGGTTGGGTACTGGATTTATTTTCTCCACAGTAATACTAAAGGATATCTCAGCAACAATATATCTACCGTTTCTGAAAGGTTTTTTCCATGAAATGTCTGTTGTTACTATACCCTTACCAGAAATTTTGCCTATATAAAATTCAACACTAGGTTTTACCGTCTCCCCCAAAGAATTTACAAATGGATAGGATAATGTTTTTATAGCATCTACAAAGTCTGTAATATTGCCAAAGTTTGTACTAGTCTCTATCATGTCCTCATGTACAAGTAAAGAAAAGCTATATACTCTTGCAGAACCTCCAGAGTATATCTGGATTGGAGACATTCTCCCCAAAGTGTTCTGTCCTGAGTAGTTTGGGGAATATGAGTATGATAAAGTATCTGGTATTATGTCATCTATTTTTATTTCCAACATCTTATTTTTAATTTCATATAGGAAATAAATAGTAGTAGCATTTTGAGAGTCTTTATCACCAGATGTGCTTATAGTTTCTACTTGATTAGTAGGCCCTGCAAAGCCTTTTAATATATCTGCCACTTTAGTCCCCCGCCTTATTTCTTAATAGTGTGTATGCGCTTATCTGAGAGGTGACAATGCTTCTTAACACATTAACACCGTAATCAATAAGCACATTCTCCTGTTCTTCACTTAACTGTATGTAAAAGTCATCACTTGTTCCTGGTCTATACCAACCCGAAAGAATATCTGAAGTAGCACCAGTATTTAACATCTCAAGTATTTCTGCTTTAGTATAAGCTATACGAATTACATCTCTTAAATAAAGCACAGGATCACCAGGTATATTATAAAAAGAGTTCATATAATCTTTCTCTATTGCATCCAAAGCATCAAGCACACTATCTAGGTTACTTATCAGATCTTCGTAACTATAAAGTTTTCTAGTTAAAAGAATTCTAATAAATTTAGCATAAGTCGTAAAAAGCATTCTAAACCACGCTTGTGCTGTAGTTTGGAAAAAGGTGTTATTCAGTATATCATTATAGCCGAAAAAGGTGTTGCCATCATCGTCGACAGTAGTTGAAATTAAAAGCTTTTTTATCTCTTCAATACTAAAATCTTTTAGATATCCAACACTCGCTGTTGGGTCATCTTCTACTAAAGGACTCCAAAAATTCTCCAACATCTTATCAGAAAATAAAATACTGTTTACAATATAACTAGGATCTAGATTGGTTTGGTAAAAATTAGTAATGGCTTCAGAAGAAGTTTCTCCCATATCAGCAAACTCAGTGCCAGTAAGATCTAAAGAAAAAGAAATATCTTCTGTTAAAGTAGGCTCTAAAAACATTCTGTTGATGTTTTGTGTAGCAAACAGTTCATGGAATGTAAAAGTTACAGAAATACTAGCTAACTTATAAGCCTTATTGCTGAACGGTTTATTATAACTTATAGAAGTTACTATATGCCCCTTACCCGCAAACTGCGTGCCCATCTGAAGGTATACTAGAGGCTCTCTGTAGACACCAGAGATTACATAAGGCTCACTCATTCTCTTAAGTTTATCCATGGCACTATATAAATCTTTAGCAATATCCATAGCTATTATCATATCTTCATGTATGTCAAAGCTAAAAGATAGCTTTTTATCTGAGCCACCAGTGTAAAAATTTATTGGGTGTAAAATACCGAAAGGTGACTCAGATATAATATTTGGAGAATAGCTCTCTACTAACTGGTCTGGGATTAGTTTGAAGTTTATCTCTTCTTCTGTGTTAACATTATATAAATAAAGAGATGTCTCTGTACTCGGAGTATGTATATTTAATTGTGTAGGTCCTTTCATATAAGTCTGATATGAGGACCAAGGTTTATTCTCTGTTAAGTAATCAATCATGCATTACACCTCCGATAATGTAGTAGTTTTCTTATAAGTCTCCCCCAGTAAAATGAAAGTTTTATTCTCTTCATGATTACCCGAAATAATTTTAACTAGTGCTTGGGTTTGTGCATTAATAGCGTTTACTACAGGGTCACCATAGTCTACAAAGGTAGAAGCTGCATTAGCTCTTCTAGCTGCTCTCTCTTGGTCTTCTAGTTCCTGAAGAGCACTTTCTCTTTCTTTGTTCGCTTGACTAGTATTATAAATACCGTAACCCAAGCCAGCTAGACCACCTAGTAAAGCTCCAACAGGGCCACCAGTTACAGCACCACCAAGCATAGCACCACCAATAGAACCCCCTATAGTATTGATAGCTCCACCCCAATTAGCGTTTCTCTCAGGGTCACGTATCATAGATGACCCCCACTGATTGGCGCCAATACCAACAGCTAGACCACCAGCACCTAAGGCCACTCTACCCACACCTGCCAAAACAGCACTTCTCCCAGTGTTAACCTTGATTGTTGAATCAGCACCGTCTCCTATTACAGGGATCTGTCCTTTGCCTAACATACCTTCGGATAGTATACTTGCAGTACCCCCAGATTTACCGAGAACACCTGCCACATTTTTAGCTAGAGATTGAGTACCTATTACTCTAAGCCAATTAAGTACCTTAACCATATACCCCTCAAGACCATACAGTCCTAACTCTTGTAAAGCGGAACCGAGTTGCTCTGAGGCCCAGGAGTTCTGAATAGCATTTTGTACTCTATCTACCAGATTAACTCTAAGATCTGTTAGTTCATCTTTCATTGATGTGTTAACACCAAAGAGTTTTTCTTGCATTTGTTTAGAGTACTCGTCTAGATTTACACCACTTGTTGCTATTACCTTTAACTCATCTCTAGATAGTCCAAAAGCTGAACCTATCTGTTGCATGTATTCTGCTCGTAAGTAATGATCATCTATATTATTAAGAGTTCCATAAATGCTCCTAAGGAGTTGCTCAGTAGCCCCCTCATAGTCAGACTCAATCATCTGTTGTTGGAATCTTTGTGTATCAAAGCCTTGTAGTAAAGCACCACCCTGGTATATAGAAGCCATCTCTTCCATAGTACCAAATTGTGCAACTTCAGCTAATTTAGTTATGAAAGATGTTGACATTAAACCTGTAGCCCCGACTAACGTAGAAGCTTTAATTAAACTCTCGTTAGCTGCAGTTAAAGCAGTTAAATTACTTCGGTGAATAAAGTTATTAGACTCTATCATATCAGTTACTGCAACGGATAACATATCTACAGTTACCCCAAAAGTATTCGAAAATTCGTTTAGTCGATTACCAAGGTTTAGAATAAATGTATTTGTCTGATCCCCTAATACCCTGTAGCTTTGTTGAAGAGCGTTCACTAGACTTGTATCAAGTTTACCTAAAGTCTTTTGTAACATCATTACTGCAGAAGAAACATTTGTTAGAGTCTGAGTGTCTATATTTCTCCAACCAGTACCCAATAGTCTGTTCTGAGTCTCTACCAGGTCTTTAACATTGTGAATAGACTGCTCTACTTCTTTATTAGCCTTTCTAGTAGCCTCGTAAGCTTCGCTATAAAGTTTTCGGTAGTTCTTCCATGTAACATTGGACTCAAGTTGCATATCATGAGCTATACGGAATATTTCTGCGTTATTTTTTATAGTGTCCTTAAGTAGATAGTTACCCTCTCTTCTAAGGTCATTTAACAGGTCCTGAGTTGTGACTTGTTTTTTCATCTCCTTAGTAGATTTGTCTAATAAATCTATCTCATTCTTAAGGATCTTTTCTTTTTCTCTATCTATCTTAGCATAAGACTTTAGATATTTATCTAGAGATTTATATATTTTTAGTCTCTTGTTTTCTTCTTTTACAGTTTCTTTAACATATTCTAGCATCTTCGCTAGAGTATCAGCATTCTCTTTTGTCAAGTAAGCTGCTAATGATCGGTCCTTACCCTTATACTCTTCAGGCTTATAGTTTAAGTACATCTGTAGTTCTCTTATGTCTAAGTCTTTAATTGTCTTTGGTCCGTTTGTTGCCAAGTTAGGTCACCTCTATTTCCTCAACTCGTTAGCTTTCTCGTCCTCTAAGGCTTTTCTTTTCTTAAGGAGACTATACCAACTTTTTAGTTCGTATGGTGTCATCTCATCAGAATCTTTCTTGCTTACATTACCTAGATAGGCAAGCACGAATTGTAGTTCCATTATGTTTTGAATTTCTGTTTCCCTATTTCTAAAGAACATATCTTGGTCTTCTTTAGATAACTCATCTAACTTGTCAAACCCTACACTATATAGGTATATTACACTAACGAAAAAGATCGGCGTTAATGCCTATACCTCCAGTAAACTCTGACTTACATGAAGTACACTTTACTTTAAAAGTGGTGTCTAACCCAAACTTTATATTTAAGTTATCATATAATTGTCTTAGCTCTTTTGCGGGGAGATTCTCTAAATAAGTAATAATCTCACCGAGGCTTTTTGTTTTTCCATCTATTGTCTCTATCTTAGCCGCTTGTAGTAATATGAATGAGTAATCGTCGGGTAGATTTCTCTTTTCCTTATACCTATGTATCTTTTCCCAAGAAGCCTTAGTTGGAATCTTCCTAGTAATAGTAGTGCCATCAGAAAGCTTTACCTCTTCTTTATATTTATCTTCATCTAAAAGAATAAAATCAAGATCCGAATAGTTTACTTGGTAGTTATCTATACTTCCACATATAGGACATCTTAAAGATTGCTCTACAGTGTCTCCAAAGGTTAGTTCCCTAGTCTTGTGCAGAATGAAGTGTTTGTCTTCATCCGTTAGGGCTTCTGGATTAATCTTTGGTGAGACTACACTGGCAATTACAGAATCTACGGAAGCATCTGTTAGTGAGCTGAAGAGAGTAGACAGTTCTCTCCCTTTCATATCCCTGATAGTTACTTCTCTAGGAACGTCCTCTAATAGTCCATTAGAGGGTAATACAACTTTATCTATGTTATTCATTTACTTTCTCCTTAACTTTCACGTTTATTATATTTATTTTTTACTTATTTTACACGAAAATGAAATTATACTAAATTATTTTGTGCCATTTTTATGGAACATTTTATTTTGTGCCATTTTTATGGAACATTTTATTTTATGTTTAATTTCAAATAGAAACGGGAACCTGAAATTAACAAGTCCCCGAGCTACGAGTTTTATTATTTTGTTAACTTCTACTATATAACTTTTATTTTAACTTATTAATCGAAGAATTCGCTTACTTCTGTTCCTGTTGTCTCATCGTTTAAGTCGACAGTATCTTCAGGATACTCTGGACCATACTCTGGAGCAAAGTTTCTAGAAGGATCAATTTCGATAGTAAGTGCAACTTCTTTTAGTTCTCCTGAAGAAGCGTCTAAAGCCCCCAGGTCAATATTAGAAATCCACATACCCTCTACTTTCCACTGTCTAGTAAACTTACCATCTGCAGCGTACTCTGTGATGAAGCCTGTTTTCTTATAGTCTTTAGCAACACCAACAGCAGCGTTAGTCCAATCATAAGTTGATTTAAACCAAGCAAGTACTGCATTTAGTTCATCTTTGCTAAGAGTATCTATAATACTCATCTGTCCACCGTTCCAAGTAGCAACACCAGCGAATTTCTTAGAGTCATTACCATGTCTTAAGTCTAACACATTTAGACTTACTGAAGGTAAGAATGCTTTTTGAATTACTAATTCTAAGTCATTGTCGTCGGACACACCGTTAATAGTAACAATGAAATTGTTGTTACGTCTTACATCACCCAATAGTTTTTGAGTGTCTAGTTTTCTAGTGTTAATTGGCATTGTAGGCATTATAAGTCACCCCCAACTACAGAAACCTCTGCAGTATTATCTGATTCTTGTATGATTACATTGAATTCAATTTCTTCAATTAGTCTGATTGGTACATAGCGAACAGTGACTTTCATGATACCGTTCACAATGTCTTCTTCTGTCATCGTGATATCTTTTCCGACTAGGATAGAGTACCACTCAATACCGTCACTGTTTTTAGCGTTGCTTAGTATTCTGTCTAATTTAAGTTTTGTTAAATTCCATGTCTTTTGATTGTTTGGTAGATTCATAACAGAATTTGCGAATCTATCTATCCAACGCTTAAGCCAAAGAGCTTCAGTTACTACATGGCTTCTAATTAGCGGATTAGTAGAAACCGTAGTGTCTGCCATAGTGTTTTGAGATACCATTAGGTTCCCAACACCTCTCCTATTAATAAGGACATTAATGTTTGCAGCCTGGAATGCTTCTTTCTCTGCAGTGAATAGTCTTCTCTGTAAAGTGCTAAACTCTGGAATAATACCATTTATTTCCCCAGCTACTGGGGTCCAAGGTCTACCTTCTTTTAGTATAAGCGCTTTTCTGGCTAAGACTGCCAAGGAAGCTGGTATACCTACGAAGTCCGTTGCAGGATCATAGGCTTCGCCATTGGCGAGAGTCGATTCTGATGTTGAAAATCCCTCAGTACTAGGCAAACCAAATTTACTAGAAAGCCCCAAAAATCCAGAGTTTATAAAAATCTCAATCTTAGATGATAATGAAGCGTCCATATCTTCTATAATAGAAGCAATGTTGTCAGAGTCAGTATCAGGAGCTAAGTCTAGGAGAAGCTGCGCATCAATTTGATTTTCAAGAGTGCTAACCATATTCATTAATGCCGAATTGTAAGTAGTAGTGTCTACACTGAATGATATAAAATCATAAGGCATTACGATAAACTTGTAATTCAACTCTTCTTGATCTGAAATATTGGCTACGTCTGTTGCACTAAAGGTATCAGCTACGGCTGTAGTATAACAAAGAAGACTTACCCCCCTCGTTACTAGATACTCCGCTGAGTAAAGCTCTCTAAAAGCTTTAAGTTCGGTTGCTGTGCTACCGTCATATGTATCACTAAAAGCGTCATATAATTCTTGCCAGGAATCTACCCTTACAAGAGCTTCTCTTCCCTCATTTAGTACAGCATTCTTAAATATAACTAAGGTTAGACCATCATCATTATATGTAGGTACTGACCTCTGAACTGACATGTTTATTTTAATTGACATCCATAATTACCTCTCTTTATCGTAATTTTTTAAAAAGATCTTTAAGACCAAAGTCTTTTGAAATCTTTTGTCTTATTAGTTTGCTAGCATTCGGTGGAAGTCTATCTCCCGACACTAGGTCTAAGTTCGCCATCTTGAAGAAAGCTTTAATGAAATCTAAGTCTTTAACTGAAGTAGCTTCTTTTAGGAAATGGTTATCCTCTAGAAACTCTTCTGAAAATTTTAAAGACTCTTCTAAAGCTACTAGGCCCTCAGTCTGATTAGGACGTATACCCTTCACTCTATTTTCAAGTTTTATTCTATAATACTCATTTACAACCGATATATGCCCCTCTTTATATGCTTCGATAACATAGTTGGGTGCTTTTCTCTGTCTCAGTCTCTGTAAACTTTCATTATATTTTTTTAAATCAAAGGTTGTTATTCTCACGTAATCTCTCCTCCTAGGCTGTGTAAATTTTTCTTATATCTAAGCACTAAGTTTCCTCCTCAATGTCTATATCATTGATAACTGATGTAACATCTAAGATATCTTTGAAGTTCAGTATTCTAGCGTTCTTAATATCATAAGCTATTGAGTAATGAAAAACTCTATCGTCATCAGAAAACTCGCTTTGTTCCACAGGCCCACTTGCATAAGTTATATCATAAGACTCTACGTAATCTTTTTCATTCTCACTGTCTGTCTGAGTTACCGATAATTTTTGGTCCAAGTTCAAGGCGAACATGACTTGTTCAGTGATTGAATTCAAGGACTCAGGAGTTTTAGCGTATATATCTAATTGATAAGGGAGATTAACTGAAAGAAATCTAGCAAAGCCACCTTTATTATTAATATCGTCATAGTAGTACTCTACACCAGTTCTCCGAGCTGCGAATGTTTGAGTTTCATTTAAGTTAAACCCAGAGGGCCTATAAATACCTATTAAAGGGAAACTTAAAGCTTCTTTTAGAGAATCACCGTCGGCAAGATGGAAGGCTACGTTGTAAAGTGTATCTGTTGGCGCATATATGGTATTTGAGAACCATGCCTTGACTTTACTTGTAAAAGCTCTGTCAAAATCACTTAGTGACATAATCTAATCCCTTAGGCAAAAACGTCTATTCCTAAAATATCAGTTATCATATAAGCCAGCTCCTCGTCAATATGCTCTTCGCTTTCCTTAGCAAAGTTAAACCACAAAACGGGCCCATCGTTTACTGAATAGGATAATGCGAGCTTTTGATTATTAAAACCGAAAGAATACTTGTTATCTTGGTATTCTATTGTTATAATCGGATGGTAATATGGGCTATCTTTGTATTTAAACTGATATATATCAATGGCTGTGATCTTAAATCTTTCTGGTTTCTCAAACATAGAGAAGATTTCTCTCTCTGTAATGTTTTTGTTTATAGCACCAAACATAATAATTCTTACTAACCTAGCAACGTCCTCTTGTATAGAGCCTCTAGAGATAGCCTTTGTCTCTAAATCTTCTATTAGGATTGCTAAAGAATCCTCATCTTTAATTTCTTTGAGAGTTTCACTATATAAATCTCTCTCTTCTGCTGTTACTAACCCTGTCTCGAATAGGTTGTTAATAAGCTTGTTGGTCTTTCTTTTATCTTTCATATAGCTCTCCTTTATTTATGTTATACACTAACTTTAATCCATTCATCAAGCATACGGTAATTAGACATATACTCGGGTGTATATATTACGAGGTCAATAAGTCTATAAAGAGTGTCTTCACCTTGCTCCTCTAAGTCTTCTTGTATCCACTCAAGTGTCTCCTCTTTATCGAAATAGTCATATATACCACTGAAATGTTTACTGAGTTCATAGATATCCACGCTTTTAGCAAAAGATGACTCTATATAATCAATAATCCATTGTCCTGGGTCATCTACCATTCTCTCGATCTCTTCTCTTATTGAGTAGAGTGCACTGATATAATCTTCTACTATTGCTGAGTAATCGCCATCTTCATCTTCATCAGTGCTATATTTTAATTCTTCACCATTAATAAATTCATAAAGGTCATCTCTGTTGTCGTCTAGCTCAGCTACCAAGTCATCAGATTCTATGTCAAGTGCCTCTAGTATATGAGGATCTATATGAGAATCTACAATATACTCAATCTCAGAGTAGATTTGGCCAGACAGTAAATCCTCGCCAAAGGCTTCTGCATCAAAGAGACCTTGCCTCTCCATATAAGTAAAAGACATGTTATCAACGAAATCCTCTATCAAGTCTCTTTTCTCATCGTCATCAAGAATGTCTACATCTACGACACGGTATTGTTCAAGTGAAGCTATGAACTCAGAAACCTCTACAGATTTTAAAAATGTTGAGAGATTGTATTCATATTCAAACAATGCTCTAGTAACCATAAAGTCCATCAATTCTTGTAGACTTGTTATTTGTAATAAGTAGTCCTTTAACTCGATGAGTTTCATACCAGAGTCAATAGTTTTTCTTAAAGAGAAATTACCTAAAGCATTTGAATTGCACAGGATGTAGTCATCTTCATCTTCGCCAATTTTATTAATAGTCTCTAAGTAGTCAGAAATAAAGTCTTGTTCATCTCCGTTTATAATATCAATAATTTGAGCAGTCTCTGGCATCATAACAAATAGAGACACAAGATCATTCATATAGTAAAGTCCTTTCTTTAATATTTAGATATCTAAACATAAAACTATGCTCATATTTAGATATCTAAATAGATAATTAAAGGTAAGCCTTGGGGTACCTTAATAGATACCCCAAAGATGTACCTCAATTATTCTATAAAGTTATTCTAGTAATATCTTAAGTCAGTATCAGATTAGCTAGGGAATGCAGGTGCTGTAGCTAAAGCAGCGTCAGTACCGATAACACCAAGAGTAGATTCTGTACCTTCTTTAGAAATTAAGTAAACAGGTTGTGCCATAGGGTCATTGATGATTCTACCTTTTACAAAGTAGTCAGCATTAGTAACTAATTTACCATAAGACATTGTGTAAGCTCTACGGATTAGTAAGTCGTCTAGAGTTACTGGTTGTGTAGCAACTACAGGGATGTAAGGTGCAAATACGATACCAGCGTCTAAGTTGTCTTTATCATTTTTGTAGATAACAGCCCAGTCATCTTCTCCTAAGTCAGGAACAGCGATAACTTTGATGTCTTTAAGTTTACCAATTACAGAAGGCCCACCGATTTGAGATCCGAAGTCAGAACCTTTGAAATCTTGTAGAGTCTCAACGATAGTTTGTGCGTTAACACCAACTAGTAATACGTTACCACGTACACGTTTAGAAACTTTGAAGATGTAGTTAGAAGCTCCAACGATAGCATCTCTAAATGATTGTTTATGGAATTCGTAAAGACCATTAGCTACTCCACCAGCTCTGTTCCAAATTACTTGGACAGGTGCAGAGTTCATAATTTCAAATACGAAGTCTAAGTCAGTCTCACGTTTAAGTTCGTACATAGCAGACTCAGCTAATTTGTCTTCAAGTTTAACACCGAATTGCGCTTCGAAACCGAAACCAGCTTGGAATGAATAGTTAGTTTTAACTGTTCTTGCCATAGCAGTAATTTCTCTTGAGTCGATATCAGCATTTAATTCAGGAACTTCAGTTGGTGCATATTTGTTGTCATATGAATAAGTAATTTCTAATGCAGGGTTCCAACCGTTTACGTCCTTAGCAATGTCAAATGTTACTTGAATAGATGTAGCATCAGCAGTAACAACACCATTAGTAATTGCGATTTCAGTTCCATCAGCTTCTGTATAAACACCTGTGAATGCTGTGTCAGTAGACCA